CTGCATTACTAACAACTAATTGAACCCCCATAAATTGCTCAAGTTCTGCTTTGAGCCAAATGTCGGGTGCAGATCGGGTTGCTAATGATGTTACATTAGTTGAAGTGATTAACTGTCTCCATTGTTGTGGGTGAAGGAAAGCCACAGGCTTGATTCCTCCTCTAAGGTATCCTTGATTTTCAAGATATTCTCTGGCTACTGCTATTGCAGTTTCATCAAAGACCATTGAAGCTACATTACTTGATGTAATGGTTGCTCCTGTATCTCCTCTGATCCATAGTCCTGCTGTTAGGGCTGATTCTGCTGATTTTGTGTTCAACATATCGGTTGCAACGAAATCTTCATAACTTGAAGCAGATCCTTCAACAATGGCTTGTAATAAGTCAAATGGTGAATTTTCAATTTCATCAAAATCACCTACCAAATAAACACCTGTTATAGTGCTTGGTGTGACTTCGATTGCTGTGAAGGTTTGTGTTGCTTGTGATGGTGTTGATCCAACAGTTTGTGATCCGTTTGCAGGGATTGTTGTCTTGAAGAATCTTGCTCTGTCCATACCTGCTTCAATGCGTTTGACTTTTGCAAACTCGAATACAGGTCTAAAAGATAATCCACCTGGCACTAATGCAACATCAGTGTCTAAATCCTGTGTTGCGTGAGTTCCAGATATGGCTACTGCTTCTTGAAGTTGAAGTGGTGAAGCTCTGAATGATTCAGTGATTGCTCCACTTCTATCTCTAGTTTGTTTTGTATTAACGGATCTTAAAGATTCCAAATTAATATCAAATTCAAACTTTCCGAATTTTCTCAAAGATGGTGCCATATTTTCTGCTACTTGTTTCCAAGTATAAACCCCATCATCTAAATTAGAGATTTGTGCAGTTGGTTTCTTTTCTGAAAGAGCCTTTAAGGTTTTTTCAATGCTAGCTAGTTTCTTTTCTGTTGCGATAGAAGCATTGGTTTGACCAATGTTATCTGTCTTATCAGAAGCACTTGGTTGACAGATTCCAGAAGCAGGATCTATTGAGTGTCCTTCAGGACAACCCTCTACTTCTTGTTTGTCACCTACATCTGATCCATTACTGGCAAGATCGCCAATAGTTGAATCAGCTTTAGGATCTCCAAATGCAGATTCTTTAGCTACACATTTTCCTTGTGAGACATCAAATGATTGTCCTTCTGGACATTCTTTTGCGTCATCGTCAGCTTCTGTTTTTTTGTTACAGTCGCAAGGCATAACTAATTCTTGATAAAATCCACTATAAAAGGGCTAACAATCGTGTAATGTTTTAATTTCTCTATTGAAAAATGCTCCCTTGCTATTTGCTCCTTCAAATGAATCAAATAGTCTTTCAGATACATTACAAAATGAATAAGTTTTACCATTTAATATTATATTCATTCCAAGTGATTCCCTATCCCATAATACATTACCCACGAATGATGATGAATGAGTGAATGATCTAAATTCAGGATTGCCTACTGTATCAGATTTTTGACCACTATTGGTTGAATCTTCTAATAGATAATGCTCTAATTCTTTCCAATCATCGTTTGATTCTTCTTTAAATTCAAATCTTTTCTTTTTCTTCTTATCAATATCTGCTTTTGAATGATCTCCACTAAGGGATACATCTTCATTGTTTAGTTTTTTTTTGAATGTAATTTATGACAGTCACCACATTCTTCTACATTTAGGTGATCCAAGATTTGATTCCTAAAGTTGGTGAAATCGGTTGTACTAACCCCCCCTATTTTGGCTGTTGTTTCAGCTTCTAACTCATGGTGATTACATTCTTTGATATATTTCTCTATTACCTTGACACTTGTTTCAGGCACACCAGGCGTTTCAGTTAATGCTAATCCTTCTGGCTTTAATCCAAATGGCATAGCAAAACAATCAGATTCACCATTACAAATTTCTGATACTTCTGTTGGTGTTGCTTCTATGCTAGTAAATAATAATTTGTTTCTTGCTACGTTTGCAGAGGCTTCATTGGTAATTACCCCCTCATAATAGACAGTTTCTTGACTTGGATTATAATGGAAAGTGACTTCACCAATTACATTAGTTGGATCATGTTCCCAATTTAACGGAACAGTAACACCATCAAATCGTTCCAATTCTTGTTTAGTGTATAGGTTGTTATTCCTGGATATTCTAGGAATTAATGCTACACCTGTAATTTTAGCAGATTCATTAACGGAAGTATAAGCTTGAAGATTCAATAATTAAAATTGGTATTAGGTATAATAAGAATTAATAGACTAATGATGTATCTACATTCTTTCAGTCTATCGTGTATATACAGAATAAATATTGTAAAAATGTAATAAAGTAACCATTAATTAAAATTATAAGCTTAATGGTGAATAATTGTTTTTGTCTAATTCTCTTGCTATTGCCCTATCTCTGTGTCTATAACAAGGAAGGATTTTAGGTGTCATTTTATAATGCTCCTCATCATTTCCGTATATTCTTCAACTTCTCTAAAATTTCTAAATGTGTCATAGTAGATATGAATTGTAGTATTTTCAGTTAGTGTCTTTTTTGTTAAAACTTTGTGTATTTCTTCTTTGCTGTGACAATACCAACCATCTAGATTACCAATAGATACAAACCATACTTTTTTGTCTTTTGTCATACCTTTTTAACTAAACAAGCTTCATATTAATCTATAAGGTTAAGAAAAATATCAACCTCAATGACAGGGTTTAAAACCTGTGGTATGCTCACGCAATACGTCTTGGTTGATAGCCTAAGAGGGATAACTTTTTCAGGTTATCTAGAAACACAACTCAAGTTGATTCCCTGACGGCTATATTATAATGATAGTTATGCTGTATTTAAAGCCTATTAAATAATATTCTGTAAAATTTCTACCATAGTAAATGTAATACCCATACCTGCTATGATGATGTAAAACTTTCTGTCCTTGTTTGATTGCTTATCCTCTATTTCTTTAAAGTGAGTGTTGAGTTCATATTCTACCTTCATCAATCGTTCACACAAGCTTTCTATCTTTTCTTCAAATGTATCTAATCTATCTAAGATCCTTTTAGTCAAATCATCAAAATCTGTCATTGACATTCACATCTACGTTTAGTACAAAGTGAGTGTTGACCTTCCTTACACATCTTACACGTTACTTTTGTTTTGGCTTTTACTTTTGATATTTGTTTCATATTTTCCTGGTCAAAATATTCTTTCTTAATGTCCTGTGCGTTTTTGGCTATGGTTGCTTGTGCGTCTTGATTTGCTTTAATTTCATCATCATCAGGTAATTCCATTCCAGTATTAACTCTTAACCAATCTCTTGATTCACCTTTAGTCATTAACCCCTGTGTTGCCAAATCTTTAACTTGTGCCACTTCCAACTCTACTATATTCTGTGTTGTAAATGCCACCTTACATTCTTCAACCAATGGATCATAACCGTTTTGGATTAGTATATTATCAAATAATTCTACCTTTAGTTTGTTAGCCAAGTATCGTTGATAACCCCTAACCCTTTTCATTACAATATTATCAGTTGTTTCAGATGAGGCTCTGCTAGTAAAGTCACCTGTCATTATATCGTGTGGGAATTGAGTGCCTAATTCAAATACCTTTTCTAAGTGATTAATATAATCTGTGTACTTGCTGTTACCTGCTGTTTCAAAAAATTCTATTTCAGGCTTTATCTTCTGAACCCTCTTATCTCCTGGCTTATATTTTTGCCATCTTACTGCTTCCTTTTCTAAGTATGGATCACTTGCTCCTGGATAAGTAATTGTTGTAATTGGATAAGCATTATTTAGAATAATTGCTGACATTGCATCTTCTATACCCCACATGATTTCTATTAATGGAGCAGTTGTTCTATTCCCTATTGTTCTTGGAATGGCTAGTGAATAAAATAATGATTTACCCCAAGCTTGTTTTGAATAGTTTGTTAAATTAAACTCAATAAATTTACCTAGTTTGCCCTCACCTAACTTGGCTGTTTGTCCATGATTTGTTCTATGCTCATAGTGTTGTAATTCACCATACTCATTTCTTTGTTT